GAGAATAAACAAATTGAAGAAGCGATTAAAAAGACTCAGGGTGCAATGGCGTTGCTTCAAGGAGTAACCGCTATCACCAACGTATTACAGAAAGAAAGTGCGTTACGTTTGGCAATTGCCACAACTGCCCAAGGTGCATATACTGCGGTTGTCGGTGCGAGCACGGGAGCGATGAAAATATTTCGTATTGCCTTAGCTTCAACTGGTATCGGTGCGTTAGTTGTTGGTTTGGGTTTGTTGATTTCTAACTTCGACGATGTTAAGAAGGTGGTAATGAATTTGATTGCGCCCTTCGATGGAATCATTGCTAAGGTTCGGGATTTTCTAAGTACTATTTCTTTCGGGTTGATTGACGATGCCAGCACAGCAAAGACTAAGGCGAACGCTGAAAAATCGATGGATGCTATCAATAAATTAGCAAAGGCGAATGAATCCATTGAAAAGCAAATGCAACGTAATATCGATATTGCCAAAGCAAAGGGGAAAAATGATAAAGAGGTTTTTGACCTTGAAAAGCAGTTGCTTGAATTTCGTTTGAAAAATAACTATGCTGAACAAGAAGCTATTAAACGTAAAATACAAGCAGGAAATGCTACCGACGAAGAGCGAAAAAAGTTATTGGAGTTAGTACAAAGTGCAAGGGATTTATTGAAGGATAAGCAAGTACTTGAAATAAATTACACAAATAAAGTAAAGGAAGAAACTGCTAAACGTATTGCCGAGGCAACAAAAGAATCAGAGGCAAAGAAAAAAGAACTTGAAAAGCTAAGAAGTTACGAAGCGGAATACGAAGAGTTTTTGAAAAAGCAAAGGGAAAAGAACGCAAAGGATTTTCAAGATAGAACAAATAAAGAGTATGAAGATAGTATAAAGGCAAGTGATGGATACTATAACCATTTAATTGTTGGCGCACAAGTAAGCAACCAAGAAACTGAAAAACTTGAACTTCAAAAACTTGAAAACCAACTTCAAATTCAAAAGGACTATGGACTTTCAACCACTGAGATTGAAGACCAAATTGCATTGAAGAAAAAAGAAATCAAGGATAAAGAAGCGAAAGATGAAGCGGATTTGTTTGCCAAAAGGAAAGCAACCGCTATGGAATGGGCGCAGGTAACCATGGATGGATTGAACGCTTTAAGCTCGTTAAATGAAGCATTCTCCCGTAAAGATGTAGAGGGACAAAAGAAAGCCTTTGAGCGGGATAAAAAGTTTAAGATAGCTTCCGCAATTACAGCAACTGCAATGGGTGTGGCGCAACAATTGGCTGTACCACAAGACCAAATTACTGGGTTGAACTTTGCAAAAGCTGCGATCGTACTTGCAACGGGTGTGGCGCAAATTAAGAAAATTAGCGATACAAAATTTCAAGGTGGTACGCCTCCGACAATGAATAATAATGTAGGCGGTAATATACCTTCTCCATCTAACCAAGCTACCCAAACGGCAGGATTAGACGCTACCCAACTGCAATTAGATGCGCAAGGTAATTTGATGCAACAAAAAAGCGTACGTACCTACGTACTTGAAACGGATATTTCAGCAAAACAACAACGTTCAAAAAGACTTCAACAAACAGCAACACTTGGAAAATAATATGAATACTTACAACGATTTACCCGTTTATCAATTAGTGATAAACGAAACAGACGAAACGGGAGTTGATTATGTGGCACTCGTAAACACCCCAGCGATTGAACGCAACTTCCACGCCTTCAACAACCGACAACAATTTTCAGCGGATTCAGCACGCCGAATTATTACGGGTGCGTTAATGATCCCCAACCAACTGATTTACCGACGTGATGAAAAGATGGGTGAGTATTATGTAACCTACGACAAAGCTACGGTTGAAAAGATTGCGCTCAAATTCATGGCGAACCAGTACAACACCAACGTAAACGTAGAACACAAAACCCCGATTGATGGCGTGTTTATGTTCGAATCCTTTATTACCGATTCAAGCCGTGGTATCAACGCTCCCAAAGGCTTTGAAGACTGCGTGGAAGGGACTTGGTTTGGTTCGTACAAAGTCGACAACGACGACGCTTGGAAAGAAGTTGAGGCGGGGAATTTCCGAGGATTTTCCGTTGAGGGCGATTTCATTCACGCTCCGTACAAAGCGAGCAAACACGATTTGGAAGTAACATTGATTGACGAAATTTTAGCGTTGCTATAAAATTTTCTGTCACTTTTTTAACCCTTCCCATTACATAAGTATAAACTTTTACACATGGATATTAAAGCTGAACTTTTAAAGATTAAGAGTTACTTGATGTCTTCTGAAACACCCGTAGAACCAACACCCCAAGCGTTCGCAATGTACGACTTGGAAGGTGGTGGTCAAGTTAGCATCAATGGCGAAATCGCAGTTGGTGCCGATGTTATGGTAATTGACGGAGACGGTAACGAAGTACCTGCACCTGATGGCGAACACGTTTTGGTTGGCGTTGCTAAAATCAAAACCGAGGGAGGTAAGATTGTAGAAATCATGCCTATCGAAGAAGAGCCATCGATTGAAGTAGAAATCGAAGCGGGCGAAGAAATGGCTGAGGCTGAACCGATGCCAGACCACGCAATGGAAATGGAATCAATGAGCGAGCGTATCACCAAATTGGAAGGTATGTTAGCCGATTTGATGACTCGCATGGATGGAATGGGTAAGGCTACGGAAGCGATGACTGCCGTGGTTGAAGTGATTGCAAGCGCACCGACTGCGGAAGTGAGCAAGCCTGCTTCATTTACCTACATCAACCCCAAAACCTCGCAAGAGAAAAAATTTGAAAATCTTTTAAACGCATTAAATAAATAAAAAATGAGTTACAATTTAGCTGGGTTAAGTACTTATACTAATCAACAAACCCTACCCCTAATTACCAAGTCGTTATTCGACGCTCGCACCGTTTCTTTGATCACAAAGCAAGTAGGTGTTAAGTATGTTTCTGCTTTGAACTTGATGGATACCACAACTGCCTTCACCTATGGCAACACTTGTGGATTCAACGGATCAGGAAACACCACCGATTTCACACAGCGTTCTTTGACTGCGGTTCACACCAAGGTTCACGAAGCAATTTGCCCTAAGGCTTTGGAGCAGTACTGGATGCAGACCCAATTAACTGCGGGTTCACGTCCTACCACCATTCCATTCGAACAGGCTTATGCTGAACAGAAAGTTAAGTCAATCCAAAAATCTTTGGAAACTGCGGTTTGGCAATCTGATTCTACCGTAACCGCTGGTGCAATGGATGGATTCGCTAAGATTTTCGCTGATGCTTCCGTTAGCAATTTGAACTCAGGCAGTTTAACTTATGCTTCTTTGTTGACTGCTTCAAATGCTATTTTGTTGTTGAATCAAATTGAATCAGGTTTGCCCGCTGATATTCGTGGTTACGACGACGTTGTTATTTTCTGCGGATTGGACGTATTCCTTCGCATTAAGCAGGCGTTGGTTGCTGAAAACTACTTCAATATTTCTTACTTGAACGGAGTTGAAAGTTTTGAATTAGTATTGCCAGGTTCTAACATCAAGTTGATTGCCGTTAACGGATTGAATGGTACTTACGATTTGTACGCAGGTCGTTTGGCTCACTTCATCTTCGGCACTGACTTGTTGAACGAAGAAGAGCGTTTCGAAATCTTCTACGCAAAAGAAGCTGATGAAGTTCGTTTCGTAGTTGAGTTCAAGGCAGGTGTTCAAATCGCTTTCCCTGATCAAATGCGTCGTTTCATGATGGCTGCATCTTAATTTAACTGATTGAACTATTAACCAAGGGGTGGGTATAAACGCCCACCCTTTTTTTTGAACAAATAAAAAAATAAAGATATGGCATGCGCATTAACCGCAGGATACACACTCGCTTGTAAAGACAGCGTTGGTGGATTAAAAAAAGTGTACTTAGAAAATTTTGCAGATATTACCTATGGGGCAGTTACTGCTGGGGTAATTTCAACTATTACGGGTTCAATGTATTTGTATGAACTGCCAATGAACACGGCGCAGTTTACAGAAACTGTTACCTCTTCGGTTGAAAACGGCACTACTTTTTACCAAACAGAATTAACCATTGTTCTTCCAAAATTGACCGCAGTACTTCGCAATGAGTTGAAGCTATTGGCTCAGGCGAAATTGGCAGTTGTTGCTGAGGATCGCAATGGGACAAAATGGGTTCTTGGTTTGGAAAATGGTTGTTACTTAACCACTGGAACTTCCGCTACTGGTACGGCTATGGGTGATTTGAACGGAATGACTTTAACGTTCACCTCAATGGAGAAAGATCCAATTGTTGAAACCTCGGCTACGATTACCGTTCATTCATAAACCTACCTACTTTCCATAATTTGAGGGGTGCGAGCGATCGCCCCCTTTTTTTATTCGTTACATTTTTGGATTTGCCCATTATATAAGTATGCAATTACTAACTGCGAACGCCACGAATAGATTGTTTTTCACCGCTACCGAGAACATGGTTAGCGGTTTATGGTGTTACTTGAACATCCACCATGTTGCGACAAATACAGATTACTTTTATGCTTTTGAAAAGGCTTCCAATCTTTCTGCATTTACTAACCGTGTTGATTGTTGGGATGTTGCTATTGGTGATATACCCAGCGGTCAATGCCTATATACGATTTACGAGGGCAATGCAGGAGCGACGGGAAAAACTGATGAGGAAATTTTGAGGGTGTTGGAAGTTGGATTGTACGAAGTTTTAGCATCCGAGGTTGCTGATATTGTTTTCAGTGCTAACGATGTTACCTATATTGAACCGAATTTATGACGGCAAGAAGAGAAAAAAAGAAGTACGGACTACCGAAAGAGGGCGTTGTTTTCAAGCAAGATTTTGAAAGCAAGTTACCCGAATACAAGGTAGTTAACGGAAAAGATTATGTGATGTACGGGGAGAATAACCGCTACCCTGATTACTTGTTGGAAATGTACCAACGTTCAGCAAAGCACAACGCTATTGTTAACGGAAAGGTGAACTATATCACGGGCAAAGGGTTTACGTACGATGCTACGAAAGTACAAGGTGAGCAGTTAGCTGAATTGAACAAGCTAATGGATAACCCCAACCCTTACGACGACTTGGACGATATCCTTTACAAAACCACGTTAGATTTCGAAATCTTCAATGGCTTTGCGTTGGAGATTGTTTGGAACTTGCAAGGTCGTATTTCACAAATCGCACATAAGAACTTCGGTAACATTCGGCGAACTCCCGAGGGCGATAAGTTTTATTACGCTGATGAATGGAAGGAATTTGGCGAACCCGAAGGACTTTGCACTTACGAGCCATTCAACCCTGAAAAGAGGTTAGGCAAACAGCTTTATTACTATTGCAGTTACGCTCCGAGCGTTCGATATTACCCCGTGCCCGAGTATTTGGGAGCGTTGGCGTACATTGAAACCGATGCGAGGATAGCAAACTATCACGTGAACAATCTACGCAATGGCTTCTTAGGTGGTTTCCTTTTCAACTTCAACAACGGAGTACCGAGTGACGAAGAACAACGGGATATTAAAAGGCAGTTGTTGCGCCAAATGAAGGGCGATGACGGCGAAAGAATCGTGGTGAACTTCAACGATACGCAGGACACTGGCTTGAAAATCGAGCCGTTGAACGCTAACGACTTGGATAAGCAGTTCAATATCTTGAATGAAACCATCCAAACCGAAATCTTTGTGGCGCACCGTGTTACTTCACCCATGCTTTTCGGTGTACGTACTTCGGGTCAACTTGGTGGGCGTGGTGAATTGATTGAAGCGTATGAGTTATTCAAAGCGGTTTACGTTAACGACCGAGTGCAAAAGTTGGAGCGAGTATTTAACTACTTGTTTTCCTTCAATGGTTTGGCAGTTTTAGAAATTGAACCTACCGATCCAATCACCGAGCGTTTGAGCGAAAATTCGTTGGTGCAAATTATGACCAAAAACGAACTTCGAGAAAAGGCGGGATTACCACCCATTGAAGAAATCGATCCTGCGAAGGAAGCGCAAAACTTTAACCACGTTGAATTTCGCAAAGAGAAACAAGAGTTAGAGTTGTTTCAAAAGTTCGGGGTAGATAGCGGTTCATTCGTTGAATTGAAAGCACGCCCGATGCGTTACGGGTTTGAACTCATGGAGCAAGAGTTCGCCAGTGAATACGCTGAATTGGATGCCGAAATCTTGAAGCTAATCGAGAAAGACCCCGCCATCACCTCCGACAAAATCGCTGAAAAAACGAAGCAATCAATCAAGGTAATTTCAGACCGTATCAGCGCACTTATCGAAGCGAAGGCTATCAATATACGTGGAGCGTTAAAAGAGCTTGGTGAGTCTGCAAAGGACTTTATTAAGCCACGCAACCCCGATGGTGTGCCGTTGGTTCAGGTGATGTACAAATACGACGTACTTCCCGAATATGGTCCGCAAAAGCTGATCAGCGGAAGCCGTGAATTTTGCGTGAAAATGATTGAACTCGGTAGGTATTACACCCGTGAGGACATCAACCAAATTTCCCAAATCATGGGTTACTCCGTTTGGGAGCGAAAAGGTGGTTGGTACACGAAACCTGATAGCAACCAACACTACCCTTCCTGCCGTCACACTTGGATGCAAGTACTTGTAAAACCGAAAGCATGAGCCAAAAAGC